ATTACTAGCGCCGCATAACGTTTCTTAGTAATATACAAACCTGACTGTGCTACAATTTCTCTACCTGCCGCAATAACATCACTACGTGACTTTGGACAGTGGAACGCTTGCATCATAAAGTCTGGAAATGTTGTGTTTGCTTGTTCACACACTTGATCCATAAGAGTAATGCACTTTTCTTTAGACCATTCAAGTTTACCAGCATCTACATCATCTTTAACCATAGGCCATGCACTAAAGTAACAAGAGTCAGTATCGCCATAAATCATTGCTTTACCAACATGATCATATTCACCAGTAATAACATTGTTTACTTCAGCACTCATATGCTTAACAATAGTACGACCAGTTAGTGTAGTAGATTGACCAATCCGCTTATCGAAAAAACGACACCCAGGATTAAGAATAGCGCCGTACAAGCTATTAAGATTAATTTTTTTAACAAGTTGTCTTTTGTCCCAATATTCAATTTCTGCAGAGTTTTTAGCATCCTTTGCTTTGATTAACATCTTCTGCATATCTTTACGTTCAGCATACCAACGCTTTAGTAGTCCAGGAATAACACCTTCAAACTCTGTTGTAAAAATAGTACCGTTAGCACTAAGCATCCAAGGCATTTGCGAATCAAAGATAAGCTGATATAGTTCTGCTCCGCTTAGTATGTCGGTACGCCCGTCTTCCCAGTCAACAGTCATTGCAACATCTTTGCGTTGTGTCATTACAGCTTCATATTCTTCTGTGCTAAAGCGACCTTCCCAGCTGCCTGCAAACGACTTTTTCTTTAGAGTCATGTCTTCGTGTACACGGGCTTCACTAACTTCAGGACGTATTTGTCCTATAACAGTTTCTGGCGCCATATTTAATGCACGAATAACACTAGGATATAGACTGTTTAAGTCCATTGATGCTACCCACTTGTGTAAACCTTTCTTAGGAAATGCAACATATGCTCCGGCGGCTTGTGTATTCTCTGTGTCATCACGCGGACGTCTATTAGGAACTTGTAAGCCTCTATTGTGCGCTTCGTTAATAATACCTTGCTCTGTAACAGCAACAGCACCCATTGTAGTCTGTAGCAACACAGTATTTTCGTGTGCAACAGTGTTACTAAGATCAATAAAACGTAACTTCTTGTCTAGTTTGTCAAGTAGTGCGGTATCTTGAATGTTGTATTCAATAAACTTGCGAAAATCTTGATTATATAATTGATCAAGTGTACCTTCATACGCAACTTTGTTTTCGCCTACTTCAATTTCACCAATAGCATCTAATCGATATGTGTGACGCTCTTCATATGTGTACTTACGATATAGTTCTAAACTGTCTAAGTGTACACGACCTACTAGGTCAAATGTAACCGCTTGCTTCCCATATTTTTCATACTCACGCTTCTTAGGAAGTTGACCCCACAAACAAAACCTACGTGTATCATCTTTGCTTAGTACACGACTTGTTCTATTTACTGTGTACGGAATATCATAACCCTCACTGTTCCAACCCGATAAAATATCAGCATCTTCAATTAGTGTTAAGAACGTGTCAATCATATCACCTTCACGTTCAAATAACATTACATTGTCAATGCCTTCTAATTCTTTTTCAGCTTGCTCCATTGTAAGTGTCTTTGGAGGCACTGCTAAACATACCATTGTTTCTAGCCACTGTAAGTATACAGAGATACTCGTAATAGGCATAAACGGATCAGCAGGATCAGCAAAGCCCTTCTCTGGATCAAAGTCTGTCTCAATATCAAAGAAAGCAATGTTTAGTTTAGGAGCATCTTGATTAAGATAGTTCTCACTTAAACATTGGAATATAGGATTTACGTCACTTTCAAACAAGTTCTTACCCTTGTTAATAGCAACTTCTTTGCGAAAGTCTTTTGTGTTTTTACACACAATACGACTTAGAGGATCACCGTACACACTCTTGTACTTGCCTCGTTGGTCTTCGTAATAAAAAGTATATTTTGCTTGATATTCTCGGAAAGTTCTCTTTCCGTCTTTACGTTCGACTACTCGAATAATATCTTGATCGCGATCAAACATCGCATCAACGTATGGCATTCATTTCTCCTTGTTGTTTGTGGCCAACATAACCTTCAACCTGTTCGTAAGTGAACGACTCTAACATATATATGCTATCATATAAAAAATAGTTGATATAATGAATATGCATTCATTGCTGTAAACCAACTACATAATACAATAACAAATGCTGCTTTTCTAATTACAGCACTTACAATACCTAGTATACTACCTATAAGATACATTGGAACAAATGTCTTAGTAGCAGGATCTAAGATAGTGAAAGCCAAAACAGCACTTGCACCAATAAGCAATACTGCTTCGACCATTTCAGCGTAAAACGCTACTGGACTAGTTTTATAACTTTCTTTAAAGAAATGTCCTATTTTTCTAATCACTTGTCGTAACCTAATGTAGTAATAATTGTTTCTAGATCATCATATGCATCAGCATGTGAATCCCAGTCACGTTTTTGTGCAATTTTAATTGCTTTGTTAATAAGACTTGGTTTGATGTCCATTTCTTCTGCAACAGCTTTTACTGTTTCTTTTAGACCTGTGTTTAAGTCTTCTACTTCTTGCAATACTGTTACACCTTCTTTGACAAGACGTTCTAGCTTTGCTTTTTCTTCTGCTCCGTAGGTTCGGCTACCCATACTATCCTCCTATTAATAGTTTATGTTAGCTTATATTATACTACGATTTTAGGGGGTTGTCAAGTATTATTTTGACTTTAATGCTGCCCAGAGTTGGGCTTTGATAGACTCATTAGCATAGTCTTTTTTATGCTTTTGTTTACGGTCTGGTAGATTTTTTTTGAATTGGTCTTTATGTACACCTGAACCACTTGACTGTGCATGTGATGCAACAGGGTTACGATTCTTAATTGGAGTTTTCTTTGTTCGTTCTTCTTGTAGCATTGCTTCTAATTGCGCAACACGAGCTTCTAACTGTGCAATTCGGTCATCATCTTCGCCTACAAGTTTATCTTTTAATGGATGTTTAGTACGTCCAGGTTTTGCACTAGGCATAGGATCTTTACCTTTTGCTTGTCCTGCAGAACCTTTCTTTTGTACTTCAGTAAGTGTAACTCCGGCAAGTGCAGCAAAGTCACCTAAACTGTAGTCACCTTCAACTGGCATAGTACCTTCTTTTACTTCAACACTTTCTTGCACATAATTCACAGTCTCTGCTACATTTCCCTGCGCCTGACCGCCTGCCGACTCAGTTAGTTTGCGCAAGTCTTCTGCTGGATCAGTTGGATCTAGTGCAAACAGTTTATGTTGTAGTGCATTAAAGTCCATACTAGTCTTCCCAAATTTTTGCTAGTCGGTCACCCATTGCTCTAATTGCTTCTGCATCAGACATTTGTGATTGTGGCTTCTGAGGTTCTGTTGTAGAATTTACTAGTGGCGCTGCGATTGCATTTGGTTGCATTACAGTCTTCTCACGATTACCTTCTACTGCGTTAAATATATCATCCGGGTTTACTGGTTTATACATATTTTTCCTTAATCACACTTGCACGAGCCTGGCTCGCCACGCTTCTTACCTGCTACTTTACGACAGCCTTTCCAGCATTTCTTATAGATTTTGCTGTTGCCGTGACGTTCGCCTTCTGCAAGTTCTGCAAGTTCTTTCTTTTCAGAAGCAGTTAGCATTGCTTTACCGCATTCTTTACAAGTTGATTCAGACTCAGAAAGTTTTGCTGCTAGTTTATCTTGAAGTGATTCTTTTTTTGCTTTCGATGCATGTACTGCTTTACGTTGTGCATCATTCTTATACTTGCCTTCTTCAACCTTTGGGTCATTACAATTGCAATGCTCGCAATCTGCAGGACATTTACAGTCTTCTCTTTTAAGCTCTGCACCACAACATTTATCTGAACAATGAGTATCTTTCTTTGATTCTGTAACTTCGCCCATCGGACTTTGATCATAGTCCATATGATGATATACACTACCGATCATGTCTGCTGATTTAGTAATCTTAGATTGTACCCAACCTTCTAAGCCTTCTGCTTCGCTTACACCTTTTAGCATGTCGTGTAGTTTGATTGCATACTTTGCTAATTTGTATAGTTCAGCACGAGCCATTTGTACTTCATGGTCTCTTTCAGCAACATCTGCTAATTCGCCTAATCCTTCACTAATCTCTTGTTCTCTCATTGAGTACTCCAATACGTATTATGTAGTATTTATGTTTTTTTCTTTGCTTTGGATTTCTTTTTCTTTGTTTTTATAGACCCTGATCGTGTTAGTGTGCCTGGCCCGCCGTTAACAAAGCCATTACCACCACCCATACTAGAAGCAATTGATCCTGCTGACGTCATTTCTGCTGCGGCTGTTTCGCTTAGTTCATTTATTTTCATTTCTTTTATCCAATATATCTTTCATTACATTGCTTGCTGTATCTGTAAAAAAACGCGGAGCAACTGCGTGTATAATAAGAGTAGGCACTATCAGTTGTAGTCTAATAGCGGCAGTTAGTGCAGCTCGCATATGCTGTAAGCCAGTTTCGCCTTTTTCTTCTAGGTGTAGTTTGCATTGCTTACTGAACATTATTTCTTCTTTCTACCTGATTTCATATTAGCGCACCAGTGATACATTTTAGCCTTTTCGCCACTTGCGTTCTTAGCACGTTTGCGTAGTGCTGTTACACTACCATTACAACTAGCACCTGACTTCTTTACTCTACCAGGTCTGCTTTTGCCTTTTTTCTTACCATCAGCAAAGTTTTCATCTACTTGTGCATCATCACCAGGCTTATCAGCATCCTGTGTTTTGTATCCTGCTTTTTTAAGACCTTTCTTAAGATGGTCTTTTTCTTTCTTACCGCCAAACGGAACAATCATTACATCAGGTTCGTCTCTATTATCACTTTTCTTAGCATTTGATAAGTTAGAAATACTTTTGCCTACACGTATAAAGTCGTATGCAGTGTCAGACTTAGATAAAAATGTATTTTTTGGATTTGGTATTTGTTTACCTTCAACCATACCTAAGTTAAATGCAACATTAGTTGAACTACCTTTTACTTTTTTACTTAGTGTAGGCGGACGTCCGTCTTTGTCTACTTTATTACCAAACTTAGCAGCCTGTTTAGTAACTTCATCAGGACCTACATCAACAGTTTGATTCTGTTTAGTAATGCGTCCTACGCCTTCTGTAATGTCTTTTACTTTCATACTACCAAACCTTAATTACATGAAAATCAACAGATTTTAAAAATTTAATTTCATTTCTACGTTGATTCATGTCTATAAAAACAAAGTGCTTTGGGCTAGTTTTAACTAACTTCTTTGCTCTATATCTTTTTTCCTTCCAAGTTTCAGTTCTAGCACCATCTTGATGTACTGTTACTGTATCAGCTACCCAAATAATAAGTTCGTATTCTTCGCGCCAAAACTCGTTCCACCACTTTTTTATTTTACTCACTTCTTATTACGTCCTCTAAAAGTATGTCCTGTCATATAAGGTTTTGAAAACCACAATTCAAACCATTCTTTGTCGCCCGGCTTAATATTACTTGCTTTTTCTTTTTTCTTTAGTTCTGTAGCAGTTTGGCTCATGTCTTCAAGAGTGTATTCTGTATACCCTTTAAATTCATTTACCCCTGCTAGTTGTTTAAGCCTTTCAATATCCATTATTTTTTAGCCATCTTAGTTGCAGTCGC